AACCAGCCGGTGGACCAGCTCGCTTTACCGCCCTCTTTGACTCACTTGACCTTTGGTAATTGGTTCAATCAGCCAGCGGACCAACTCGCTTTGCCGCCCTCTTTGACCCACTTGACCTTTGGTTATTTTTTCGACCAACCGGTGGACAAACTCGCTTTGCCGTCCTCTTTGACCCACTTGACCTTTGGTGATCAATTCAACCAGCCGATGGACCAACTCAAACTGCTGCCATGCCTGATCCACTTGACTTTTGGTGGAAATTTCAACCAGCCTTTAGATCATCTCCCGAAGACCTTGAAATTTCTGAATGGAAAAATGTATTCGCGCCTGAAACCGCGCTGGGAAAAAATAAATTTTTGAGGGGAAATCTTTTTGATGGGAATTTTTTTTTGAATTTTCCGAATCCTGAAATTTCAGTTTTGTTTCAGGGGCAGGTTTTCAGAAAAAATTCTCGGGTTTCAGTAGGAGAAATGGACGTTGAAGAAGATCTTGAGCTTGACGCCTTGGTGATGGCGTTGATCGAGCACGAGTTTGGACAAACCAAGCCAAAGACACCGCCACCGTTGCCCCCTTTACAAGGCTCCCAAGGAGCCAAGAAAATTGAAATCACCGTGCCCACCCTTTGGCCGAAAAAGGCGGCCAGAAAGCCGGCCAAGTCCAAAATGTCCACCACCAGGCGAGACATTGAACAGGCAGTAAGAAAGAACATGCCAATGCGCCTCACCGGTCGCGACCTTCCTGTTAGAGGCCCGGCAAAGCCCAAGTCCACCATGAAACCAGGGCTTGCTCGGAGCGCAACGGGTGCGCCCGTGACTGTGAAGCGTCGTCGAGAGTTGAAACCCATCACGGCCGAAGCTGAAAAACGTCATTTGGCCGCAGAATCGACGGCAACACAAATCGCCAGTGTGAAACCCATCAAACGTCGACCCGTGCCGGAACAATCTGCACGTTCGGTGCCGACGTTTGGACAGCCGATGCCGTATCGTCGCCCTGCTCGTCGCGAGAGACCAGTCGACGATGGCCGTTTGTATCTTGTGTTTCGCGTGGCCGAAGACTCCATTTTGAACAATTCTCAGATTCGGGGTGAGCGCGGAGAAATGGACTATTTTCGCCGGACCATGCTCACTGCCGAGCAATTGAACAATGTGCGCACTGAAATCACCAGAGTCGCTGACGCCGAGCGAGTGCAAGATCTGGAAGCGTATGTTGCATGGCTGAAGCGTCTGGCCGCGGCTCATTTGAACTGGCTCGCTTTGCAAGGACGCATCATTCGAAACGTGGCACAGGCAAAGCCTTTGACTGTCGCAGAGTCCCGACTTTTATCAGACTCTCTGGCGGGTTACTTGGACGAGCTCGAGGCACTCACCGAGCTGGCCAAGCGGCCGGTGTCCAATGTGAGGGGTCCGCGCCAGGTGATGAACATGTATCAGCGCGCCCAGCTGGAACCGTTGGATCGAATTCAGTATGTGTGGAACTATGTGCTTGATTCTCAACAGGGTATCCCCTTGTATCAGGCGCGCACTTTCAACGCTGACCCGGATGATTTATTTGCGATTCTTGATAACCTGGATCGAGCCGCGTCGACCATGACTCGCATGCTCCGCGCAGATGCCTCGGTGTCATGGCAGCAAAAGGTGGCTCAACTCAACCAGGCGCGCGACGAAATTGAGGCTGTGCTCGAAGACGAGGTCATTGAGTATCCGGATGATCTCACGTTCGAACCGCTCAAGTGGCCACTTCCTCAATAAACTTTTTGACTTTTGACCTCATTTATTTCCATGCGATCCAGCCTACAGTGAAACATTTACGCCGGACCCATCTATACCACCTCACCATGAATCAGTCCGTGCTCTACTCTGAAGGAGACAACCGCATCGTGGTCGGCAACCGCGTCGAGTTTGTGCTCGTCTACATGGACCCGCGAACGGGGGTCTTGCGCTTGATTCTCGGCGTCGGCGACGTGATGGAGGCACACACTGAATCAGTGGGTCCGTCTGAGAACCCGACTTCACCCCTCTACATTTCGCGAGCATCGGCGCAATTCCCGTTTGCGGAGCGATCACCGCCGGCTTTGGCCAGTGATCATGGTCCTGCCAGCGGCGTCACAGTCGACCAGATTCGGGTGACTGGCTTTGATATCAAGGTGCTCACCGTCATTCCTTGGACCACCGAAGACGTGCCCCAATATTATCAACCCAAAACGCTCCCGAACTTTCACAACGTGAACCACCTGTATGTGCCCGTGAGACACGTGATGCGGCGCGTGGACCAAGTGAGCAACAACACGAACATGATCATGTCGCGGTTCTTTCGACGTGCTCCTTATGGCTGGCTGGTGCTCTACAATGAACCCGTCACCGCCGCCGGTGATCCCGACGAGGTGGATCAGGCGCTGGAGCAATTCTATGCCGATCGCAAGTCACGCATCACTACTCGGCGCGTGGTCGGCAATGTGGTCGATTTCGGTGTGGACCACGATGGCGTGCTCAAAGTGGTGATGAGTCCCGTCAAAGCGGCGAATGCCCCCAAGCTGGATGACTACTTGTTTCACGGAGCCTTTGCGGAAGTAGCGCGAGCCAACAGCGAGGAGGGACATCTCTACAAGCTGCCATACCATTGGATTCACGACGCCTACGACCAAGCGCACTTGGGCGAGAAGAGTTACTACTCGATGCTCAAACACGTGCTGTGTGACACGTTGAGCCGGTTCCGAGTGAAAACGGTCAAATTTCAACAGAACCCCAAGACGAAAAAGACGTTTTACTTTGGCTTCACCGAAGAAGGCTTTCACTTTGCCAAAAATGGCCGTCACGTGTTGGCCACCGAGATCACGAACCGCATGCGCTCCAAGCCTGCTGAACCAGAGGGTTATGAGACGCGTCACACGTTTGACACGCACACGTGGTTGAACCTGCGCGAGGCTCGACCGAACGAACAGATTCACTCCACCGTCAAACGCGGCTACATCATTTACGGCCGCTTGGTCGAGCGACAGGACAAGGGTCAGACCACGTTGCATTGGTGCACGCCCTCGCATGGCCTGGATTTGCTGCGCGTTTACCTGGTGACCAACGGCCAGAGCAAGATCTTCCGAAGTCTGTCCAACGATGAGCTGTTGGAGAAGCTCAAGGACAAGGATGGAAACGCGACGTTGGCGTCCAAACTGTTTCAGGGCCTTGTGGATCCAGCGGCCGAGAACGAAGCCATCAACTACATCAAACAGGAGTTGCTGTGGTAATAAATTGTCTCTCTTTTCAAGTATGATGTCAGCGGCAGCACTGGGTCGAGTGTTATGGGCGGTGCACTTGACGTTGGCCGCCTTGGCGTTTGGCCTCACCATGTTTGGACCAGCGGCGCTACTGCCTTATTTGAGTGTGTTTTGGGTGCTCATGTTGACCATGTATGTGGTGAATCGAGGATGTGTCATCACACATCTCGAGCAATATCTGACTGGCGACGATATTACCATTGTGGACCCGTTTCTGACGGCATTGCGGTTACCCACATCAACCAGAAATCGTAACATTCTCACACTGTTGGGTGGCACCACCATGTTGCTGGTCACCCTGGCCCGTTTCAATAAATCACCCCGTCAATGACCTTCCCAATCTTCAATCACGTTTCGCAGGGTGCCACCCAAAACTCTTCGCACGGGTGCTTGGTCGCCGCCGGCGGAACTGCTCGGGTAGTTCGAGAGCCTGATGGGATGAGCCCGACCTGGCTGGGGTGTCACCGCGTCGGAAGTGACTTTTTTAACGTATCGCAAAGGGATTTTCACCAAGTCGTATTTGGTGAGCTGAAACACGTGCGGCGCTGGCATGAACTCCATCTCCACTTTCACTGGCGCCGGCAAAAATAGGGAGTCACGCCACTGATTCACTCGATCGACCACCCACAGCGCCAAGAGAGATTCGAAGATCCAATGGCGAATGTAGTCAGAATTCACTTCAAACACGGTGACAAACAACATGGCCATCATGCCACACGCGAACACGGTGCGACCTTGCCACATTCGCAAATAATCCAAGCCGTAAAGCGCGACTTGATCGGCAAAGTGATTCGAGAATTTCATGAGATCCTCTTCACGCTCTTGCACCATGACGTAAAATACCGGCGAAATCAGGGCGGTGAACACGGTGACTGCGAGCGACACAAAGAAATCCACCCAGCGGTAGCCGGTGGCCAGCCGATACAAGAGCAGAAAGTTAACCACGGCCTTGAAGAATGCCGCAATCAAGGACGTGGGGATGGTGTTGAAAGAGCGTCGCGCATACTTGGACTTGCCAAACTTGGTCAGAGCATATGATGACACCCGCGAGATGGCCGTTTCTCGCGCCTCATCGTAACGGCTTCTCACTTTTTGCAGCACGCGTCTCGGGTGCAAGGTGTCAGGCACAAAGTTCATGGCTACTACCCACTGAGAAAGGTATTATGTCAACAGCCGTGATCGACAAAAAATATCCTTCCCCTAAAGTAAGAACGATTACGTTGAAAAATTATGAACTGGGGACTTTTGGTGCTTTTGCTTTTGGCCGTCGGAACGGGCCTCTACATCTGGCGCAGAAATGTGCGTTCCGTGAGACAGTTTGGTGACGCCATCAAGGCGGATGTCCGGAGATTGAGCCCTCGACGCACCTCGGTCGCCGCGCCTGGTCCTTCTGGACCTTCGGTCCCTCTCGGAACGACAGTTCCGGGTGCCTACGCCCACGGTCACCGCCGCCATCACCACCGCGGCTCGATGGGTGCTTCTGCGTATGGCCGCCGCCACCACCGCCATCACATGTGATCACCGCGCGTGAAATAAAAATATTGTGTAATGATTAGAAATGAACCCTGAGATCAAGTATTCGCTTTGGGCCGCCGGCCTCTATTTCATCGTTGCCAACCCCATCACCTATGGCATCGTCCAGTCCCTGCTCGGAAACGTGGTCACCGTGAGTGGTAACGACGGACCCACCCAGATTGGCACGTTGATCCACTCTGTGGTCTACGGTCTGCTCACCTTCTTGCTCATGAAGGTTGGCAAGCGCGCCCGCGGCTACCAGTCTCTGTGAAACACCCAAATAAACACTCCTATCTAGTTTTTCAATTTCCTGAAAAAAATTTCCAGAAATCCCCATTTTGAAAAAAAGTGGACTTCAAAAAAAAATTCTGACAGCCGAAAAAAAATTGGCAAAAAATTTTTGGTCCCAGATTTTTGATTTTTTTTTTTGGAAGACCAAGTTGACATTTTTCAGAAGTTGAAAATTTTGGTGTCTTTCAGAAAAAAATTTCAGGTTGGAAAGGGCTCCCGCCATATGCTACGACCGTCGAATTTCTTGGTCATTGACCACCCAGCTCACGGCGTGACCAAGGTAGAAATCAAGCGCGTGCACGAATCGGGCAAAATCCAGGTGTTTCTACCAGAAACTGCCAAGGATGATGTGTTTGACATTGAACCCAATTGGATACTCATGCGATTTTCTCGTGTGGTAAAACCTTGGACGTTGAAAAGCCTCCTCCAAGCGTTTTGGGGACACTTGGGTGAGTAACCATGTTGAAAAGTGTTTTTCACTCACCTGATTTCTCCAGTGTTTGGTCCGGTGACCCGCGTCATTTGTCGCGCTCAAGATCTCAACATCTGGTATCGTCCCGGCAATGGTCGACCCCGCCAATACCTTGGTGACAATCGCGAGGTGCTGGAAAAGTTCACGCGTGAAGAAGTCCGCGAGAAAATCACCTTTGAATACGACTTTTATTTCGGGTTTTGTGGTAGTCTGCGCGAGAAAGACCAGGTCTCTCGAGAGGTGCCCACCAAACATCGCGTCTCTGACCGTATTGTGGAAGAAGATGTCGAAGCTCTGTATGACGGCGACGAGAAAGTGCAATCGTTTCATTTCTCGTCGTCCAATTTTTACCAACCGCTGATGATGTCTAACACCAACGGTGCCAACGATGGCAACGGTGCCGAAGGCAAAAGCACGCGGCTGGAAAAGGTGGATTTCTTGGAGCGAACCAGTTACACCGTGGTGCCGCCGGCTCTCGGCAGCTTGGTCTGCGGGGTGCCTGTGAAATCCAAGCGAGGCATCTCGTTGGCGCAATGGTGGACCTGTCCGCGCGCCTTTTATGAGTTTTGGAAGTTGTTGATGGCCGAGCACCCGCCGAGACATTCATATGAAACCATGCAACGCTTGCGGTGGAAACACGGAAACGAGAAATTCTTCCAAGAGCTGGCCCTGTGTGCTCTGTTCAATCGTCCGCCGGCGCGGTTGTCGCCCGAGTGCCAACGATTTTTCCAAACCCTCAATCGCCTGGTGAGCGTATAAAAATGTCGCCCTTATGAAAAACGCGTTGAAAATGGTTCATCACAAATCGTTCTCCACCACCTGTTCTCCCTGTCACTCGTCGACATCGTCCTCCTTTTCGACCTCGTCGACCACGTGCCACCACAAGCATCACTCGTCGTCCTCTTCGTCCTGTTCGTCATCGAAGACTTCTTCGAAATGTTGTGGTGACAAAAAGCACCACAAGCGCCCGTGTTGCCGTTATCAGTCGCGCTCGTGCTGCGGTTATGCCTTGGGAGGATCGGGTGTTTACAGTTTCAGCGGGCGTTACCTGCAAAACTACAGCACCGGCTATGCTCAATGTGGTTGCGAGCCCTGCTGTGCCTCGACCAAGTGCTGCACCGGATACACCAGCAGCGGTCGGTGCTATTCCGCGTGTGGATGCCACAATGGCCGGCGCCATCATCACTAAATAAAATTTACGTAATACATCATGTTTTTATTGTAGTCGCTTGACTCGCTCACTGCTGGGCCGAGCCAGAGCACTTGTGCGAGGTGCGCGAGCTGCTGCGGGAGCAAGGGCAGCACTTACGGCACGAACGCTGGGACGTGCACGAGCTCAGGCTGCGCTTGGCACGGCTGCAGCAGCTGCTCGAGAAGCAATCACCTCCGCCGAGCTGGTTCTTTCCGCGAGCGCACGTGCAATACTTGCAGCACACGAGCTTCTTGCAGAACTTCTTACCCTTGCAGCCAGGGTTGCAACGACGGCACTCAATCTCGGCGGTGGCAACGCGCTGCTGAAATTGGGCCAGGGACAGATTGTATGCGGCGGAGCCAGCTCCACCTCCAGTTCCTCCAGTAGTAAACACCATTTTTTACAAAAATCAAAAACTTTTCGTTCGCGGTTTTAATAATCTCGCAAGATTTTTTTTATTTCCGTCCGTCGATTTTTTCCCAAACGTATTTCATCGTCCCGCACACCCACCTTCTTTTTTTACCTGCCCGGGTGCAGGAGATAGGCCACCATCAGGTAGGCGATACCGGTGAACAACAGGATGCGTAGGATGCGCTTATACAACATTTGTCGCTGACGCTTCTTCTTTTTCTCCTTTTCACGCCGCCGCCGATCGGTGGACGCCTGATTTTGAAACGGAGCACTCGCGACATTTCCGCCGGTAACCTTGGTGCGACCAGGTTTGGTGCAGTATTTCACCACCGGGTCCAGGCAGCTGAACACAATTTCACTGACATCGACGGAGATGATGGAGCACAACCCCCCGACCGCGATGCCCTTGATCAGCTTGTTTTGGACGCCCGACATTCTATTTCTAAAAAGAGGTTTTATTCTTTATTTGGGCGCGAAACTCGCAGGATTCCGAGCACCCAGCGGACGGCACCGCTTGTCACACACACCCGTTTGCCACAGCCGCGTGAACCGTTGTGCCTTCCGGCACTTGTGGCATCCACAGCCACTGCCGGCCAACGTGGGCACATCATTGTAACACTTACATGGACACTTGCAAATGATGGGACGACCCACGCAACACTTGAAATCACATGCTCCACTTCCAGAGCAACACTGTTTTTTACCACCCATCGCGCGATATTCTTATGTCATCAACGAGAAAATTTATTTTCCTGGCGGCGGTGCCATGAATTGACCTTGCAACTGGTCGAATCCACTGCCAGCCGCAGGATTGCTCACCCCGCGAGTGTTATTCTGCACGGGTTGAGAAACGACATTTCTCACGGGAGCCATGCTCACCGGAGCGGCGCCGGGCACGTGGAAATTCTGCGGGATCGTGTTGCTCAATTGAGCGAGATGCGCCTGCTCTTCGGGCGTAATGTTTTGAAACACGTTGCTGAACATACCTCCCTCGGGAGTGGCCGAAGTTCCAGAACCAGCGGCTCCGTTGCCCTGCATGTGTTGGATGGCACCCATGCCCAGCGTTTGGAGATCCATGCTGTTGGGGTCAATTTCACCGTTGTCCATTTGAGCCGTGATCTTGGTGGCATAGTTCTCGAGCATGCGAAGCATCTCCGGCGGCACACTCTTGATGGTCTTGCCCATCACCAAGAGTGTTTGCAGGTATTGCCAGATGGCCTGCTTAGTCTCTGGCTCGAGGTCAGGCGTCCAGTATTGCTTGACTCCCAACTTTTTCAGGAAATCAATGTCGCTGTTCAAGAAAAAGTTCTCGTCCATGTTGGTCAGCGCCTCGGTGTGGGGCTCAATCTCGCCCAGAAAAGTTTCGAGCACGGAATACTCATCTTCGGAAATCTTGGCGTCCACCGCACCCAAAAGCACAAACAAGTCGGGACACTCGGGAAAGGTTTCACAAAGCTCGTTCACAAAAGTTTTCAGGTATTCGTTCCACGCGCAAATCGAAGACGGGTTCTCCATTTTCTACTCTTTGCATACCCGATGAAATAAATAATCACCCCGGATGAACGCTCAACATTTTCACACGCTCCCAGATGTTATCTCACATGCCCGTGTGTGGAGTGAAATCAGCGATCGACGACATGGTGCTGTTGGTTGGTATTTCAGGAAAACTGGGCGCCGGGAAAGACACGGTCAAGGACCTGATCATCGAGCTCGACGGGCGCGAGTGGACTACCCTCCGCTTCGCCGATCGGCTCAAAGCAGTGGTGTCATCGCTGACCGCCACGCGGCTGGAGGACAATTACACCCGCGAGGGTAAACAATTGAAACCCGCGGGATTCGATCAATCGCTCGGCACCCTCCAACAGCTGGTGGGCATGGCCCTTAGAACCCACGTAGACCCAGACGTGTGGGTAAAAGTCACGCTAGCCGAGGTGATTTCCGCCATGGAAGGTGATGGAGACCGCAGGTATGTGGTGTCGGACGTTCGCTTCAAAAATGAAGCCCGATACATTCAAGAGTTGGGTGGTATCTTGATTCGAGTCAACGGTGACCCGGCTGGTGTGCGAGCCCAGGATGGCCGCGATCTCAACCACGTGTCCGAAACCGACCTGGACGATTACGGTGCTTTCGACGTGGTCATTGAAAACACGGGCACCCTCGAAGAACTCTCAGAGTTGGTCAAGCAGGTGGTGCTCACGCGATTACAATAAAATTTGTTGTATGTTTAACAGAATGGCGTCTCTACCCCGATCTGAAAACAACTCGCTGCGTTATCACTACCTCGATAACGGCGTGAACAATGAGTCGAGAAACATGCCCATGGCCGCCGCTGATTTTGGCGCGGAGACCGGTGCTTATTTTTTGAAGAGCACGCCCATGACGGCGTATCCGGAATACAAATTGGAACCCGATCCACACTGCCGGAAAAATGCGGCCGGCCTGGCCAGCATGGAAGAGCTCATTGCCGACCACGCTCCGTCCCACGTGAAGAAATCCAAGAGAAAGCGGTCCAAAACACCAAAGGCACCCAAAGGGGCCCAAGTGGCCGGTGCTACCGACACCGCTGGTCTCCTATTGACAGTTTCAGGAGAATCAACGGCTGGTTGTGGGGCAGTGCGGTGGGAGACGCTGCCGGCGTGCCTGTTGAAAACGGTGACCGACGTCACCAGTGAAATCAGTGACAAGATCGCGCCTACCGAGACGACGCCGCCGCAGGAATCGCCCGGGTGGGTGAGTATTTTCACGCGTGACAACCGACCTTTGTATCTCTCGGTGCTTTTTCTCCTACTATACTTTGTGTATCGCATCCTTCGCCGATGCTAAAAAATAAATTTGAACTTGCGTTCACTTCTCCGGCGTTCGTTAGTTGAACGAACCCAAAATTGAAAATCATGGACACACCGCCGACACAGATGCAAACGAGCGAGACGGACACGCCTCAATCGTCCGGTCGCAAAAAGTATCACGTGATGAAGGACACCCAGTTGTCGGCGCGCATGAAGCTACTGCTCGAGAAGCTCAATCGTTTTTATCAGAACGGGGAATTTGAAAAAACAGTCATTCCCATCATTCGCGACAAAAAACCCTTGGCCGTGCGGGACATTGACTGGCTGGTCACCAACTATTCAAAGGCATTTCCGGTGGTTTACCCGAATCCCATGAAACCCATGGGCGAACCCTTCAATGTGCACGAGTCTTACGAGCAGCACGAGTTGGTGTGGAAAAAAGGTTTGTTTGACCCGTTCCAACGTGGTCCTCGCATTCACTACGAAGCCAACGGCGAACAGTTTGTCACCACCATTGCGCAGTTGAATTTTTTCTGTTGGGCCATTCAGCATGGGGTGATTGATTGGGCTGCGCGGCATAAGGACAAAATCAAGAAGCACCACCAAACCATCAAAGACGCGCGCAAGAAATTGATCAAGGAACAACCGAACCGCGAGAAAAAGCGCATGCGCCTCACGCCCGTCGACAACTCTCACTGTCTGGTTTACGTGCAGCCCATGCGCATTCCACTGGGACCACAGAAGAAGAATCGAGCAGACACCGGCGATATGGGCGACGCAGAACAGGGAGACGAAAAGAGACTCAAAAATGCCGAATAAATTCACTTTTTGTGAAAAATTTTATCTGCTCGCAGGGTTCCGTGATGGAATTTATCGCTCCGTTTTGGGATACCCTTTTTCAGTGGTGTGATTTGCCAACACAGTCAAGTTTATTGCGAGTATGTTCGCGAGTTCACGCAATTGGCATGATGGATTCACATCTCTATCACCGGCTGATATTGAAAAAACGTCGCACAACAATTGATCCTGGCTACACAATCCGGGCTATTCTTAATGATTCGAATCCTGATGAACTTTTAAAACAAGTATCAAAAAATGGATATCTTTTGAAATACGTTACACACAAGACACCTGAGATTTGTTTTGCCGCAGTCAAAGAATCACCATGTGCAATCAAACATGTTCCATCAAGCTATCAAACTCGTGAAATCTGTTTAGAAGCAGTCTCGAGAAATGCACTAGCTCTTCAATTTATTCCATACTGGAATCAGACTCCTGAACTTTGCGAAGCAGCGGTTCGACGTCATTCAATTGCATTTACGTATGTCAATCGAGCGTTGAGAACTCCCGAGTTGTCCATGCTAGCGGTTATGAAAGATCCTGCTTGTATTCAACAGGTTCCACTTCAACACCTTTCATATGAAATGTGCTTAACAGCCATTCGTCAAGCGGGTGACCTTTTAGATGAAGTTCCATTAGGTATGTATAGCATGAAGTTGTATCCTCTATCTCACTTTTTTTTAGAATTTCAAACGTCTGAGTTGTGCTTGGAAGCAGTGAGAAATTGCGGTGTTGCGATAAAGCGGATGCATCCGAAAATGCAAACTCCCGAAATCTGCTTGGCTGCTGTCATGGAAAACAGTGAAGCGTTAGCTTACATTGCACCGGAAAATCGAACCCCTCAAGTGTGTGCAGTCGCCGTATCTCGTGATGCAAAATGTCTGAAATATGTGATTGAAAAATGATTTATTGAATGTGTTTTACTGTCGCCGAGCAACGTAGTAAAATCCACCTGCGATGGTTAAGGCCAACAAAAGCACGAGCAACACGCTGCCGACGCCACTGGTAGCACTGCGCAAGATGCCAAGATATTTTCAGATGGATTTTATGAACGGCCAGTTCAACTTTTGGCAACAGGCTTTCCAGCGCTGATCAGTCTCGTAAAGCTTTTGTCGGCCTTTGAGGAGCTTAAAGTATTTCAAGTTTCTCCGCCACGCCCGATCGCCTGTGGTCTCATATTGGATCTCGCAAAACTTGCTCAGGCAATATTCATACGAGAAAAAGTTGTCACGATCGTCGGGTTTGACCTCTTCATACACGGGTTCGAGCTCCATGAACATGGCCATCAGGATGGCTTCCTCTTCGCCGGTGAATTGTGGCGGCCGTTTGCCCGTGATGTGATAATGAATTTGCGACACATTGTGGTAGTATTTGGGCATTTTCAACTTTTTCAGCAGGTCCCGGATGATTTGCCGCGTGACTTGCTCGGCCGACGTGATGCGCAAATTACGCAACTCGTTCAAGAGTGAATCATATACCACCTCTGGGATGGTGGTATTCTCCTTGCCCTGCGATTTCGCCAACCAATCGCGGAAGTGATTCTTCTTTTTGTAAGCGAACGGCGCCTGGATAGGAATGATGGGATCGTTGTAAGTGCCCACGTCAGTGTCGGGCAGGGTGGTAAAGGCTGCGCCGCACTTGGTGCAGATGGTCATGTGATCGTTCAGCTTCTCCTCGTAGAGTTCTCCCCGACAATGGATCAGCGGGCACACGCCTCGTTCGCGCTCAAATTTCTGGTCCATGATCTCGTTGCGCTTGCTGTCATCTTTTTCCACGCGCGACAGGTATTCGACATAAACCTCTTTTTGGCGGGTGGTGGGCTGGTTCTTCACACGCTCGATACCCAAATTGGGTTGCAACACCGAGAACAGGTTCACTTGATCCTCGTCGTTTTCCACGCGGCTGTCGGGTGACGCCGGCAACCTGTCCAAGAAACTGCCCAATTGTTTCAACGTTGGCGCCGCTTTCTTCATTTCCACCACGGCTTCCTCTTCCACCTGCTTTTCCTGTTCGAACTCAAAAATGTATTGGGCCGACTCCAACCAATAATTCTGAATCTCTTTTCCATCAGCGATGACCTCCACCTCTTGCTCCAAGTGTTGGATCTCATCCGTGACCGCCTTTAGTTTCCGTTTGCAATCATGCAATGCATCCTTGTCCAGCGCGGCGGGTGCCTTGCGTTTTCGGCCTTTTTTCTTGGGCTCCTCCTTGGCCACGCCGTCGTCCAAACGAGGAACCGCTGGCGTCTGCAGTTGTTTCTCTGCGAGAAATCGGTCAAAAAATTGAACACCGTGGAACATCACTCACCAAGTTTGTCGCGTTTCCGCTGCAATTTTTTCAGCTTCTCTTGCATGATCGGTAGCTGCTCTTGGCGTTCGCGCAAAAGATGGAGTTTGTTATCGATGCGTTTCTTCAACATGGTTTTTGTGGTGCATGTTTCTTGACACATAATTTTTCAGATGGCGTTTCAATTTATTTTTTTGGGATGTCGCCGGCGCTCCTTAAAGTGGTGCACGTAGAGAAATGCAAACTCTCCGGCGCTCATGCCGTTGGGTAATTTTTTCCACGGCGATGGTGCTCCACCCGACATAGCCGCCATACTGCGTATTTCCGCCAAACAGGTGTGCACCGTCTCAGTGTCCATCCCGGGGATGATCGCCGGTGGGCCATGATAGTGTTGCCGATTGCGCTGCTTAGCCTTTTCCAGCGGTGCCTTGAAAAGACTGTGCAGCGGGTCAGTCATATCTACTCAGTGGCCTGATTTTTCGCGGTGTCACCGTAACACAACGTGCGATTCGACGTGATATACCAAAGGCAAAATTCACCAATGGACAGGCCGTTGGACAAGATGATTTTGTGACTGTCGGGGTCACTTGGATCAGCGGAGCACCGACGGATTTCTTTGAACAGATCGCGCACTTGCACCACCGACGGATTGAACCTCTTCAACAGCGCCTGATTTGTGTGTTGAGGGAAATTCATCACGCCGCGCACCTCTTGAGCGGTGGATGTGACATTTTTGGGAACCGTTCAAACACGGCTAAACATTTTGTGTGCCCCCGAGTAGAAAAAATGGAGACGGAACAGCAACGTGTGTCGCTCACGGAAAAGGTGAAAATTCGGGTGCCCAACCAGAACTGGGTGGTGGTCAACATCATCGGACCTGGTCTGCGCCAGACGACCAAGAATACGGCGTTTCGGATTTTGGGATGCTTCGATGCAGAGGCCGAAGCTCAGGCCTTTGCCAAAAAGTATGAGAAGCTTGACGATCGATTCGACATTTACGTGTGCTCCATGTATGAGTTTTTGCCCATCCCTGATCAGGTGCACGACGTGGGCAACGTGAAATACGGACGCGAGGAAATCAACGAGCTCTTGGAGGTGCACGAGTCCACGCGCACTCAGACCGAAGAGTGGAACGCTCGCGTCGAGCAGGCCCAGAAAACCGGCGAGGACAAATGGGGTGCCCTCATGGGACTGTGAACGAAATAAACATCTCGTAATGAAAGTAAAACATGAGCAGCACACAAGAGCTGTGGAGACAACTTCACTTGCGTGCGTTGCAACACACGAGCGGTAACCCCGATTCCACTTGGATTTTGGTGTGGTCCCGCAAGATCCCGCGATACACCAAGGGCTGCCGGTGTAACGAGCATTGGCAAAAGTGGTATGCCAAAAATCGACCAGACTTTTCCACGGCGGAAAAGTATTTCGCCTGGACCGTGCGAGCACACAACGCTGTGAACGAACGCCTCAAAAAGCGAGTGTATTCCGTCGACGAAGCCCGCGAACTCTACACATCTGATGTTTCCAAGCGCGAAAGCAAGAAAAAATAAACACACGCGTCAAGACGCAACCCAAAAATATACGATGCTCACAGTAGGCGGCAATGAAAAAGTGGTTTCCTGCGTTGGTTTCCGGCGTAACGCTCTTGGCGTGTTGGATGATTTATCGCGCTCGTCGCCGCCGAGATTACCCACTGATTCCTCTGGCGCACGCCATGCGACACATGAAGACCGGCGACTTGGTGCTCTTTAGCGGACGGGAAATACCCCTCGACACACCGTCCGAGATGATGCGACGCATGTGTTTCTTGGGGGCCACCTACGCATACCGGGCCCTTGACGCCTGCGAGTGGGGCCACGTGGCGGTGGTGTATCGGAGCGGTGACAAGCTTTACTTTATCCACTGTGAAATGTCCACTCAACACGATGCACTGGCCGGCGAGCCCGTGACCGGGGTGCAAGTGAGTGACTTGCAAGAGAAGCTCGCGCGTTACTCGGGCTACTGTGTGTGGCGGCCCATCAACCGGGCCATCCCAGAGCAACGGGTGAAAGATTTTCTGCAGTTGACGTATCACTTTAACTATCGCATTCCGGGCGATGTGTGGATGCGTTTCTTGGATCGCATTTTAGGCGCCCGGCGAGCGCGATGTCCCAAAGATCCAGTATGTTACCAGACCACCACAGGTATGTTTTGCACCGAATGGGTGGGTGCATTCTACGAATTTTGTGGGGTGTTCGACCGCACGCGTGCACCCTACAAAACATATTTTCTACCCTCCGACTTCACTTACACGGGGTGTGAACGCTACTTGATGCCAGAGTATTCGTTTGACAACGACGGTTGGGAGCTCGAGGTGTGACGAGAATTTTTTGTTGATCACAAAGTAGACACGACGATGGTGGCCAGCAACAAGAAAACGATGGAAATCCGTTTGAAACGGTTCCAACCGTCCAAGATGCAAACGAATCGCATTTGCGTCATGGTTGGAAAAAAAGGCACGGGTAAATCGACACTGGTGCAAGACATCATGTGGTTTCAGCAGCACATTCCGGTGGGGGCCATCATGTCTGCCACCGAGGAGGCCAACGAAGCCTACGGAAAAATGGCGCCGCCACTTTTCATTTACAAGAATTTCGACGCCGACGCATTGGTGCGCCTCATCAATCGCCAAAAAAAGATGAAGCACATGTGGAAAGAAAATGGAGACTCGCTTCCGTTCGATCACCGCGCGTTCGTGTTGATGGACGATTGCATGTATGACAAAAAGAATTTCCGAGGCCCACTCATGCGCGAGCTGTTTATGAACGGTCGACATTGGGACTTGTTCGTCTTGATCACGCTCCAGTATGTGATGGACATCACGCCCGAAATCAGAACCAACACAGACTATGTGTTTGCCCTGAAAGAAAACGTCAAAAAAAACCGCGAGCGGCTTTACAACGAATTCTTTGGCGTGTTTCCCAATTTCGCCGTGTTCGACGCACTCTTTTTGGAGGTCACCCAAGACTGGCGGTGTTTGGTGCTCGACACCACGGTGCCGTCAACCAACATTCCAGACTGCGTGTTTTGGTATAAGGCCGAGAAGCGACCTGAGTTCCGGCTGGGCGCCGACTGGTTTTGGGAATACAGTCAGAAAAACGGCTTGGGAAAACACCAGAGTAACGCCGAGATGAATGCCCTCAACGAAAAATTGGAGGAAATGAACCAAAAGGCCGTCACGGTTGTGTTTGAAGGCCAACGACGAAAACGACCAGCCCCACCGACGCCCGCGCAACAACGCCAACCCAGCAACATACAGTTTCGCACGCCGGGTCGACCACCCCCACCTCAACAACCCAAAAGAATCAGGCGAGAGGCACCAGAACAACACCATCAACAATGGTCACAACATTATTACGACGAAGAACCAGTGCAATACCGGCCGCCACCACAGCGTGCAACACCTGAGGTTGTCCGGCGGCGACCTGAACCAGAAATGCCGACAGTGATCGACGACGGTCCCAGTCAACGAGCGGCCTACTCGGCTCCCAACGCTGGACAACCTCAGGTGTTACACGCACCAGACCCACGACATTTTGGAGGATTCATTTACTAAACATCTTCACTGTCTTGATCCGTTGGGCCCTCTTCCTCTTCGTCTTCATCTTCTTGGTAGTCTTCGTCGACCGACCAGGACGTTTCGGGGGTAAACTCCTCGTCATCGTCGTCGTCCTCATCGTAGTCTTCGTCATCCGAGGAGAGGTCATACACTTTGACGCGCTTCAATTTGAGCAGACCAAGGGTGAGGAAGAGGTGAAACATAAACATGGGCCAAATCGAGTCCACGTCGGCCCAATGATTCCTAAATCCAGCCATGCAAATCATGGTGTGCGTCAGGTGCACAATGGCAAGGTTACCAGAGTTTTGAAATCGACAAACGACAAACGTGTCATAATAAATCAGGGCTGCTAGAGCCACCATGTAGAGGCCGGCGAGTTTGATAAAAACCAGCGGTATCAGCGTGTCACGCAAATACTCGACGGCGAAATCAGGGGTTTGTGTGTCGAACAAGTAGGAAAACGACAAGAAACCGCACGGGTCAGACAAACGGGGCGGGTTCAAATAGGTGTCGGGTTGAAGCACATACACCAAGCCAAAGCTGAGGTGAAAGAGGAGCGAGACGGAGTGAGTGAAAAAAGCGAGCGCGTTAGTCATATTTTTTTTCTTGAGACCCTTGAAATTTCTAAAAATAATAAAGCGATTTATTCTCAGATTTCTTTTTCACCAATGACCACACCAGCCGTTTTCACCGTGTTCACGTCGCAACGTGATGGGTGCACGCGAGTTGCGGGCACCGGCAATGGTCAAACCATCCTGCCGGCGATGATACTCTAGCACTTGATCACGATACATGCTGTTATCCATGGGGTGACAAGCTGAACAATCACACGTTTCAGAGTAAGGCTCCGTCGAGGATGATGTGTCTTCATCATCGCTGCTGCTCGAGTATGAATATCGTCGACGGCGGCGTGTGGTCTTGCCCGTCGACTTGGCCAACGATTTGGCCGATTTGACCAAAGAAGGACCGTCGACGGCCGCGTTTTTCTTGGCAATTTTCTCTTGGTGCGTTCGACACACGCGAATCAGCTCGTCGGTGGTATCCGTCTCCAAAGCGAGCCCGTTGTTTTCTGCATACTTTTGCAGCGTCACGCGTTCTTCCAAATCTTCCACCAACCGTTGGCACTCGGTCAGAGTTTCCAGGGCCTGTTTGCGCAGGGTGTTCAGAACTTTTTGCTCCTCGATTTTGGCGTTCAGCTCGGTTTGCAAAGCCTCGCGGGTCTTTGTCATGGTCTCGTCGGTCAGCAACACCGTGACCTCACCCTTTTCAGTTTCAATGGTGGCGTGTTTCTGCTCGAGCTCAATCCGGCGCTCGGCGAGTGCCACTTGTTGACGTCGGATTTCCGCGGTGCTAATGTCAAAAGTGTCGTCCACATTCTCGTTCCCCAACTCCCGGAGCAGTTCCTTGCGCATTTCCAAGCGCGGTGTGGCCTCGACTTCCCTTGCGCTCAACGCCTGCTCGGCCTCGATCAACTGTGCGATCTCTTGAGTGATTTTTTGTTGGGTGTTTCCCAAATCGGTGAGGTGTTTTTTCAATCGGCTCTGTTGCATGGGCAACGCGGTGATGCTGGTGGTCAATTGTCGAATGATGCCGTCGACTTTGGCCACACTGTTACATTTTTCACGATGAGCCTCGTCGAGCTCCTTGAGCTTTTCTCGCAACCGCGCGCTTAGCGTGTCCATCTCTTTTGACCAGTAATGCAAAAATTCTTGGTCACTCGGTAAACGACCATGGAGAAGAGTGCCCAAGAAAAGCTGAAAAAACTCGGCACCCGCCGCGAATCCATGACAGACACATTGAAGATTGCCAAACTGGAGGAGCGCGTCGCGCATCTGGAGCAGTTGTGTCACTTGCTCACGGAGCTGGCAGTATCCAAAGAGAAATCCTCGCGGGATGTGGTGACCACCGCCGAAGAACCCGCCAATGCCGCAAAAACATCCACGGAGGCTGGCGTGTCGGTGGAGCGAATCAACCAATTTGTGGAAGGTTTGCTCGAAACGTCACACACAAATTTTGGCTGGATTCCTGATGCGCTCGAGCGCAAAATCGACCGGCGCTTGTTGCAATTGGTGCTCGGTGTCATCGCCCAGAGTGTAGCCAGTGCCCGCGTTAATGTGGGAGACAATCATCATATGACGTTTTCGCTACACCCTGTCGCTGATCATACTGAAGCCGACGACGTCGCCGACGATGTGGCGCGTGGTGCTACACGGCAAGCAGGCCCTGGAAATTTGGACGCCGTGATGTTCACGGCCCTGAGGTCCATCATTTCAACTTTGACGGTGGAATTTTTTGGCCACGAATTGCAGTTTCACTTGGAATAAAATGAACGAGTAAGAATAGAAGATGTCACTTTTACTGAATGCGTTGAAATCTGGCACACTTTTCACACTTTTCGATGCACTCTACTTGGGAGTGCTTCGTCGACAATATCACGTGGATTACTTTCGCCAAAACATTAATCAGGGTCAACCCTTTCACCGGCGCTTTTTGCCCTTGGCTTTGCTGACTTGGTTCTTGCTCGGATTGGGCGTGGAGTTGTTTGCCAATTCACCCAACGTTTTTGAGGCCGCCCTCCAAGGTGCCGCATTGGGTTTTGTCATTTATGGCGTGTATGATTTGACCAATCTGGCCACGGTGGACGGTTGGACACCTTCGTTTGCCATCCAAGACACACTGTGGGGCACGCTCCTGACCGGCACGGTGGCAGCCATTTCAGCTTGGACACGAATAAATTAGTAGTAACCGTGTTTTATCAGAAACGCCACAAAGTTGCGCAATCGCCGCGGGGGTTCGGGCACATCCGGTGGCCATGTATCAACCTTGTAAAACTCACCAGATTCTTTGATATAAGTCGCGATTCTACTTGATGACGACTCACGCATGAGCTCTACCCAAACACACGGCCCGATGCAGTGATGGCGAATAATGCGTGGTTCCAGTTGATACGTTTCACCTTCCACTTCAACAAAATTGTTGCTATCGGAACATTAGAAACTTCCGCGAAAAACATGGGACTCACCTGGAGAAGGTCATCAACTCTGTTTCGAATTCCCGGGACACCTCCAGGAGGGTGGCAATCTTCTCGGCGTGTTCAGTCTCTTTTTCTTCGCGGCGAATCTGACGTCGTCGCTCCACTACCGCCTGTTCGATGAGATCACACTCGGCAGTGGTAACAAAGGAAGAAATTACACTCTCGAGCACTAAACAAGACAGCGACGGAACCGACATGACAAAACAAATGGAGTGCCGCAGTTGGAGAACCCCCTTGTCAGATACAGTGATTTTGAAATGTAAAGTGTCAGAATTGGAAAAGAAATTGGGAACGTGTGAAACCCAAATCAAAACTTTGGAAAAAACCGTTGAGCATTTGACAGAGGTGGTGAACACGTTGTGGTTTCACCCGCTGATGCCCGGCGGAGAAGAACAAATTCAGCGTGCAGCGGAAGAAGCAAATAAAGGATAGTTTTATTAACACCGTTGGTTTCGGGGGTTAGCTTCGCACGCGACATGGTTGTATCCAAACGTCGTATACGAACCAGGAAACAAATCGTCACGCGATGCCTTCGCGTCTGATGGTGCCGATGGGCAACCACAACCCGACACGTGGGCGGGAAGCGTGGCCGCCGTGCACGGGGCCTTGACGTCATCGTCCTGCACATTCATACCACCGACCGTGGAAGGTCCGCCGGCAACTTTGCCGTATCCCCACTGCACCAACAGGATGGCACCCAAAAGGGCCACCACACCCAACAGCATACCGCCAATTTTCTGTCCAGTCGTCGTCGTCATTGTTGTGTAATGCACTGATTCCAAAACGAGAAAATTTTTCCAGTGTATTCAAATGTGCAGTTTCTTGGTAAACTTGGCGGTGGATGGATCCCATGCACGCTCCTTTTCAATGGCCACGATGGCCTCGGGTAGGAATCGGTTCATGTAAAAGTCCTCCAACTTGGGAAACAGGTCATGATTCCAGTAATCCTCGTTGAAAGCAAAGCGGTGCAGTGACGTTTGCGTGGGTGTCCACGCGAAAAAATCACACCACTTCAAGCCAAAATTGAACATGCCAAACTGGATTTGGTCATAGTATGACCACGGGATCTCAGGGTAGGGCTTCTTTTGCGGACACTTGATTTCCAACAGACCGTGGTCGTCCGTTTCAGTGACTTCACCGTCGGACGAGTAGCCAAACCACGGGATGGTGGGGTGCACGACCAAGCCGCGCACTTCGATGGTGTTTGTGTAAGGCTTGTCGCTAATCTCGTTGGGGTCGACGGGCACCACGTCGGTGATGGTCTGATAATCAGGGTCCAGATACTTGGGTGGCGGCTCGAATTCAATAGGGTATTTCCCGTTGGCAAATTGGTTGATGCGCATCATTCGGTAACTCTCACGCGCCTCGTCTTCGTGATCGCGACCCCACTTCATGGCGTAATTGTCCTTTTGAGGCACATACAACCACTTGTGGATCAGGCGTTGCGAAGACTCGTATTTGTTGTGGTCGGCGGCACTGCCCACTTTGGACCCACTGAGTCGCCCGAGTCGATGCCGCAGCCACTCTGGCTCACGCTGGTCAATGGTCCAGATGCGACGGCGCTCTTCCTCGGTGGTTTCCAGGTGTTTGAGTAGATTCTCCTTGGTCACCGGCACGTCCGCCGGGATCCACGACACTTTCATCGGCGCCTTTTCATATTCTGTTTCAATGGTGCCCGGCGGCAACGTTGGTTGCTTGTCGACAATCTCAACTTTATGAACAATGCTCGACCAATCGTAGTCGCGCTTCATTTTTCACTCGGCCTTGATCAGTTATTGTGGTGGATCATGATGATCACACACACATGAAAGCGGGATTGAAATAATTTCTCGGCGTAAAAAGTAGGAAGAATGGAGAGTCTGTATCGAACCAGCGTCACCGCGTTGCCCGACAATGTGCAGCCGATTTCTAAGGCGCCGACCGCGTGCACACCGTCGAGCCTCTATCAGTATCAAAAAGATTTGGACGCCTGGACCGTGTGCCAAGCGTGTGGTCGCCAAGGTTTTGGCACCCGGCAACTGGAAAATGGAAAAACTGTGTGCGATACCCGAGAGCAAAAACCGGGTGCACTGTTGGCATGTCCGGCGGGCCCGGTGAACCCGTGTTACCCGATGGCCAAGCCGTTGGATTCGCTCAACCCTTGGTCGCGTGAACAACCCCACTCGTGGGGATCCAGCGTGTTTGATCCCAAGTATGGCACTTTTATCTTGTGGGGCACGTGGGACCCGGCACATGGCCGTCCGTATTTCGCCGCCGATGCACCCTACATGCGCGCCGGAAAAAACACCCCTTGCCCCTAACGGCGACGTTTCTTTGTGGAAAAATAAAAGTTTGTCCGTGTGAAAAAGATGGACCCGTGTAAAATTGCCTTTATCACCGAAGCCCTCAGCGGTTTCAATCCGCAGGAACTTCAGTTTCTCTATGGATTCATCCACGCCAAACTGGCCCGCCTGGCCGCCGTGCCTTCGGCAACCACCAAGACTGAAGCGACACCAGTGACGAAAGATGAACCAAACAACACCGACCCTAGTGACGGCCCAAGTGAAACAGGCCCTAGTAACACGAGCTCTACTGAAACGGCGCCCAGTGCGGGCTCCAGTGAGGCCCCTAGTATAGGGCCCAGTGCGGGCCCCAGCAAGACGGTCAAGTGGGCTGACGTGGCCGCCACGCCGCCAAGTGAGAACGACACGAAAAAAGTATTTCGAAAAACACCCCATCGCGGGGTGAAAGCGGAAAAGTCCGCCATTCCCGTGCCGGCTTTTGAAGACAAGCGCAAAAAGGCGGGCAACCTTTACACGAACCAACTCTACGTGCGCGGCTGGAATCCCGACCTGGTCAAATGGGAAACGGTGCGCCAACGCCTGTGGGAAGAATTGTCCGAAATGCACTTGGACGTGTCGCAGATTTACGTCGACGCCAAGGGCTTTGCTTTCATCACCCTGACGGATCAGGAGTGTGCGACGCGAGCTCAAAAAATATTGTCGGAAATTCCGTCGTTTTATGGCGACGAACTCTTGGTGAAATTTGCGACCGTGAGAAACAAATAAATCTCTGTGTCAAAACACAAGCGAACGAAAACATGGTGGATCACGAATACGCCATTTCTAATGACAACCAACGCGTGCAGTTGCCGACGTTTTACCCGGACGCCAGTCACTACATTTACCACCAGCCGGAAAACTTCCAGCGGGCCTACGGTGAAGGCGCGGCCAGCGTGCGGGAAATGCAGTTTGACGGTCACTCGCCGCCAGAAAATCTGCGCGGCACCACCCAAACACTCCCACTGCCTGACCCTGAGCGGGCCACCCGACCTGAACCTGAGCGTGCCACCAGCACAAAAAGGGAACCTGTATCAAGAACACCGCCGCGGCTGGAACCGGCCGGAGAAGAAACAAAACCAGCGTCTGAGAAACAAGCTGCACCTGTTGAAAAACCATGCGTGAGCTGCAGCGTGTTTTGGGTTGTGCTCGTCGGCATTTTGCTCGTGATTGGGCTGTGGTTTGTTTTCCAATAAAATCTTGATGACGATATAGGTTGTATGTGTATAGGTCATGAAACGAGATTGGTCGCAAACGGTAGCCGGAGAAATTGTGACGGGTGGTGATATTACGCAGTTACTTCAAAATCACCCTTTTGGACAAGATGATATCCCCATTGAAATCTTAGATCAAGTTGTTTACACAGCGAACATCTTCATTCGCAGAGCAAAGAGGAACCACTTGTCTGATATAATCACATTGGAGGAACGTCTCAACGAAGGTATCATTCCAGTCGCACAATGGCTGAACGAAACACGGGATTTGAGCCCGGAAGAAATCAAGGAATTCGCCTTGGGCCAATCACTCTACAAGTTGGCTCAAGCATTTGGAGCTACTGATCAAGACGTCCAACATGCTCGAACGGCAAATGCAGCGCAACTCTTTTTGTCCAAGAAGTTGGAATATGATCCCACCGATGAAATCGTCGACGATGTCATGACATACATTCGTCGCTTACACAAAAAGGGTTACGACTTTAGATTGCTGGACACTTATACCAACGTTTTGGAGTTGTTCACCGATCACCAATCTGGACCCATTGCAGAAAAACGATGGCGCGGTTGGAGACCCGTGTTTGATTTCTTGATCAAAGTCGTAGGTTTGGACCCTCGCGAAGGAACCGACAAAGGTCGCGACACTGCTCTGAGCTTAGCAAGGGACCCCGAACTCCGCAAGTATTTGATGGACGTTCTTATCGAACACCAAGGGAATCACGTGCGCGGTGAAATGGATGGGCGAACCGATCTCCTGCGTCGCGGTGAAATGTCTCCTGGTAGATCTATGCGCGAGGTGCCTCGCGACCTGATCAAGCGCATCACTTTCCAGGCGGCCGGAAAAGAAGTGTGTGATGACATCCAAGACGGCCAGATCCCCCCTCTACAACTCGTTGGGCTGGCCAAAGTGATGGGCGTCACTTTTGACCAAGACACCCCGTGGCGAGAGTTATGCGCCAAAGTGCAAGATCAAATCCAGCGCATGCTGCTGTAATAAATATTTATTCATCTTTGCCGAGCCAAAAGGTTTTTCCCAAACCACACTGCCGAGAGAATACCGACCATCAGCAAGACGGCGCCCAACAGTAACAAGAAAGACTTGCCCTCATTGCGTTTGCGCTCTTCATCGGAAATGGTCCGATCATTCAGTCGGCCGCGCGCTTGAGCACCCGCTGCAGTGGCGGCGATTCCACCGCCCAACAAGGCCAAAGTCGACAATCCTGACACAACTAGTGACTCAGGTGTGCCCGGACGCTTGACGTTGTAACGAAACAGCTCCCACTTTGCCATTTTACCTGTTTCCAGATTCAGAAATTTTTTCCAGAAAATCACCCCAAAAATGCATTTTCTGAAAACCCCAAATTCCTCACACCAAAAAAAAATCAGGCGAGCCGAAAAAAAAATTGGAGCTCAAAAATTTTTTTTGGAATCCAAGATTTTGGATTTTTTCAAACTCGGGATTTTTGTGATTTTTCAGAAAAATAATTTCTGAAACGTTTGTCGCCAAAGTGGAATTTTCATCGCCCTGATACAAACCACCCCATGACTTCGCTCGGTGGCCAGAGCACGGGAACAAGCCCGACACAGGGTCTGCTCAATGCCCTCTCACAGCTGGAGCGAACTTATGAAGCCGCCGTGGTAAACGATGTCATTCACAAGCGTATGCATCGGCCGATGCGTCAGGTTTCCTCCGGAAACGCCGATAGCATGCTGGTTTTCCGCCGGGATGGCGTGGGGTTTTTGGCCCACCCAGAGCAGCTAACGGCATATTTCAGAAAGGCCGGCGGCGATGGGCAAAATGAGGAGGGTGACACCAGCGACGATGACGATATGCTTGCCAACCCCCACTTGCCCGTGTTTGCATTTCACATCAGCGACGGCGGGTGATCAGAAATAAATTTCCAGAAAATCGTGAAAAATTTCAAACTTGAAAAAACTCCAAACTGGTCTCCCAAAAAAAAAGTTGGGAGTCCTCGAAAAAAAAAATTGGCATCCAAAAAATTTTTTGGTTTTGCAAAAACTTTTTTTTTTCAAAATGGACTTTTCTGAAAATTTCAGGTCGGAAATTTCAGGTCGTTCAATGACCGAGTATTTTTGTTTCAGCGCCTGATTAAAGCAAGAATGCAGCGCCAATACGCTGGACATTGGGAGAAACCTGAGTGGATCTACGACCAGATCCTCAAGGTGGAGAAACGCATTGACGAGCCGGAGATTGTGGCTCTGAAAGAACGCAGTGTAGCTCTGTTTCAGCAGAAAATGGCGCAAGAGTTCCCGGACTTTTTCCAGCACTACACCAAAATCTTCTTCCGGGCCATCAACAAACAACTTTCCAAGCAGCTGGTGTTGATGCTGTTGAAACAGCGCAAGGCCATGGACGATGGCACCGTTTCCTGGACTGAGGGAAACAATGAGGTGATTGGCGCGTCTTTCAATCTCATGCTGCGCAACTTGCCCGACGATTTGAAGCAGAAAGTGGCCAACACCTACTCTGATTTGGTGCAAGAGGAACAAGTGGAAATGAAGGAGGCCATCAAGCAGAAACTCGCCGAGATGGGAGCACCCGCGCCGAATTCCGACCAGCAGGTGGAAGAATTGATTGACATTATTCAACAAGCGCCGGAGCGTGGCCAAAAAGTTGAGATGGAATAAACACTTTTATTCTTCGGGTTCACACACTTGCATTTTGTATCCCTGGTTCAGCAGTGACTTTACCGCCACCATGGCCATGCGACCCGATGAGAAACGATACACTGGTTTCCAGATCACTTTCAAGTTGGACTTGGGTCGCACGAATGCTCCAGCTTCGGAGGTGTCTGCCACCATGTATTCCTTTTTCCACACGGTGTATTTGACGTCGAGCACGTCATTCTCGTCGGTGACTTCGGAGCCAATGTAGACAGTCTCGTCACGTGATGGCGGCGTGAAAGAGAACATGTGCACGCCAAGTCCATGTTTGCTCAGCGCGTTAAAGTCTTGCACCGACTTGGAGTTCACATCTGGTTGTGGCACCGACTCGGCTTGGCCCATCGCGTTCTGAAAATTTGGCGAGAAATTTTTCCAGAAAATCCACATCTGGAAAAAAAACTTTTCAGGTTGCCAAAAAAAAAATCAACCTGACAAAAAATTTTTGAGGTCGGTGCGAAGAATTGGGTGCAACAAAATTTGGCACCAAGAAATTTTCACGCCTGGAAAAATTGGGTTTTCTGAAATTTATTGTTGAAGGAATTTCACGAGTTCAATGTCAAACTCGTTGGCCTTCTCCAGCAGGGGCTGGGTTTTCTCACTGATTTCCGCCGGGTTCCCGCCGTCACCAAAGGTGACTGGTGTGGTGACGGGCAGTTTCACCGGGTGTCCCAAGATCTTTTCCAGCACTGGCAAGTGAGGCAATTGGGTAAAGTGGTCAAACCGGAATCGCTTGGGGACGTTTTCTTTGAGCCACTTGAGGTCCTCACGGGTGATGGGCCGGGAGAAATCGCGGGGTTCACGCGCGCTGAGGAGAAACTTGCAATACACGTTGCGGTTCACCTCCAAACCAAAGTAGTGCTCTGGGTTTTGAGGGTCCAAGCCGCTGAAATCGTCGAGCGTCAGGTGGTTCACTCGGCCCGCCTCGATCAAGCGCCGCGAGTAGTGCACAAATTCTTTGTGTGCTCTTTGGATGGGGTCGCGCAAAATGAAGTAGTTGGTGTGTGAACCTTTCTCGAGCGCCTGGAAATCCCGCGCTTGATGCACGCGCCGATGGGGTGTGTTCAAGTGCCAGAGACACCGACCGACGTTGCGACCTCCCGTGTGCGGCACGTGAAAAAAGACCAACATGTGCTTTTGTTACACAAGACGTGAAAAAATATTGCATGCAAAACAGGCGAACCCATGGCGTGGATGCAAAAGATTTGCGAAGGACTCACATCGAGTCAAGCCGAAGAGATTTATGACTTCATTCGATATGCGCAAGAGATTGGCCTTCTCTCCAAGACGGATACCAAGGAGGACGTGGCTGCGTTGTGCCGCAAATATTGGCGCGAGAAATCCAAAATTACCCGCGAGAGTGTGACAGGTGGTCTCCGGTCGCCCAAGAGTTACACTAACAACTTGCAGGAGGTGATTGACTTGGTGACCATCCAAGATGGCGTGTTGCCCGTGGGTAGTTTCCGGTTCAACGTGCACAAATTTCCGAGCGATGTCGACCTTTACGAACAGATTCACGCCTGTTGCAGCGTGGAAGAGGCCAAGCAAAAAGTGGCCGAGGGTATCCAGCACATTGGTCGGAAAATCCGCGCGGCGCCCGACGTCTTTCTCGGTGATTTCAAGGCGGGCAAAGACTCACGCTTCGAAATCGACATTGGCAAATGGGTCACCCTGGGTGACGTCAGTGACGTCGATGAGATTCAAGTTGGTCAAAGTTTGGTCGAGAGACTCGCAACTCTGTTGGGTTTCGCGGGTGACGTCGAGGGCGGCGAGATGCTCGAGGGATTCGATCCGGCCGCCATCGAGAAACAAGTGAAACGCTTGCGTCAAGAGCGCCTGATTTCGTTCGACGAACTGAAGCGCATCACCTCGCTACTCAACCAGATGGGCGCGACGCCGACGCGTGATCAGTGGAAGGAGTTGGAGCAATTGTTGCGTGACCATCAGGTGCTGCGCTGGAACCCGCAAGAGATTGCACAAGGTTACAAGATGCTGCCCGGTTTCAAAAAACTCACGCTCGGTGACGCCATCGGTCAGGGCACGCTGGTGAAACTTGACGCGTGGGCCAAAGTCGACGGCCGCTGGATCGAGGCCACCAACTTTTTCATGGTGGACGCCGTGGACCTGCTGGGGAACCGCATCGAGCTGCTCACTCAAGAGTTGCCCGACTATGAAAAGAGCATGTCCAAAGATGTGCGCCACTACAGCAGCGCGGAAAATCGCAAAACGCTCAAAGCCCTCAAGCGGTTGTGGGCGCTGTCACTTTTCAAAAACGATCTGGCCCTGGCCCACCGGATCACTCCGCTCTTCTCCAGCAATGCCGCCGCGCTCAACCAGGTGGTGGGCGACGCCGAGGTTTTGGGGCTGATGCTCGCGCGCTTGGACGACCCTCCCGTCGAGGACATCATGGCCCAAATCGATGCTTTCAAGCCCAAAATTGACCAAGTCAACGATGTGGTCGAGATGAACCCGGTGCTTTTTGAGCTCATCGACTCCATCGTCAAGCCGTTCTATGCGCGACCTGTGGCCGAATACACGCAGTTCGACGACGCCATCCAGGGCCTGGAAAAACTGCAAGAACTGGCCGGCAGCGCCGTGGAAAAAATGATTTACTCGCGAGCTACCGAGGCTGGCCTGGAGAACCCCGCCGACTTTGTTGCAAAATAATTTATTAAATCAACATACTTTCAATCTTGTCTTGCACCGCGCGACAAAGCTGTTTCCACTTCATGTCGTCGTATTCTTCAATCTTCAAGATTTCCGCCAACGCTACCAGCTTTGCGGGCGGGAGTTTGTCATCTTCAATGTCTGAACAAATCTCCATCGCTCTGGACTCGAATACGGATCGTTCCAAAAAAGCAGGTGTGAGTGGAAGTTGGCCTCTTTTCATCTGCTCCAAGCGGACAGCAATATCTCCTCGCTCCCGTTTCGAGGCCCATCGTTTCCAATAGGCTGGCACGTTCACCGAGTTGGGGAGCCATGACAAATCATGCTCGCGGGGGTTCACGCCTTGCTCAAACATGAAATCCAAAATTTGCCGAAGGCCTGATTGTTGCGTGGGGTCGGTGAGACGAATGTTTCTCAGAAATGAAACCAGCAGGGGGTATTCGAGGCTGTTGTCAATTTGTTCAAATCTGAACTGACGTGTCAAACGCTTCAAAGTCTTTAAAAATTTAGAAGCTTCTTCCGGGGGTATCTCATCTTTGCCATATTTGAAAAGGCGACGCCGAAATGCTTGTATCAATCTCTTGCGGATCTCGAGTTTATCGAAGAACTCTTGGGGAGCTCCTAAATCTCTGGCCAAAGCCTCGTTGTTAACGGCCAGCAGAAGTTCGGTTAAGGTGTCCATATCCAGATTTCTTTTAGATTTCAACCAGTTAACATATTGCAAGACTGCAGGGTTGGCCCGTTGAGGTAATTTCACAATCACCTTTACATGGTCCTGATTCCGGAAAAGCTTGTCCAACTCTTCCTCAGGGATTGGTTCTCCATCAGATAACAACTGATGCACTCGCCGCGGAAGATACACTCTTCTTGGTTGACTCATATTCTGGTTACAACACAACAAAATTTATACGGTGGTTGGTGCTTGAAAAATAATATTGATCCACCACTAAAAGAGCCACTGCACTTTTTTTTTGAGAGAAATGTCGAGACGTGGATCTATTATTCCCGTGAAAAGTCCGCGCACTGGCAAGGTGAAGGGCTTCCGCCGGTATGTGCCTTACACCACCAAGGACGGCCGCAAGACCAGACGGATGCAGTTCATGGCCCGCAAGGATTGGCCCTCGGCCGCGACGCTGAAACGCATGGGTATCCGCGAGTCGCTGGCCCAAATTGAAAAGAACAACCTGGCCGACTTGAGCAGAGGGCGCAAACGACGAAGCAAGTCCCGTTCGTCCCAGAAGGGAAGCAAGAGAAAATCGTCCCGTCAGTCCCGAAAGCCCCGTAAGCCCCAAGGGGCGCGCATGTCTGCTCACGAGAAGGCCTTTCGGAAGCATTATTCGCGTCCTGATGCCGCGACGACCAAGGCGGCCAAAAAGGCGGTGACCACCAAAAACCTGCGCCAGTCCATGATGTATGGTGCACCTTCAGGAAAGACGTCAACAGCCAAAAAGCGAGGTAGTGGTAGACTGACGAACAAGCAAGTTGCCAAGCTTTTGAAAATTCAAGAAGCAACGGTGGCTCGCAAGCCCGCGGCATATCGTTATCGACTGATGTCACGCTATTTGGCCAAGGACACTGACTATGTGAAGAAACGCCCAAAGTTGAAATTGCCTTCCAATTTTGTAATGCCTCTACCAGATCTTCAACACGCCGAGCTGGTCATCTTGGCAGAAGACGTGGGAAACTGGTATGGAAACAGACGTGGAGACCTTCCTTTTAAACTCGATGATCCTGATCACGAATCACTGCAAAAAGTCAGACAACTCATCAAACAAAGGGGTGGAAAGGTCACACCTTTGACGAAGAAGAGATTGGATTACATTTGGGAACTCTCCAAGCAATTCGATTACAAGCAACTGGGATTTTACAAATTTCACGAAGCAATCGCCAACGCTTTGGAAGGTGGAAATCCTCGAGACAAAATCCCGAATAAGTCCAGCGGGGCATCGGTGAGCCGTTCGCATTCCCTGGGCGCCGCCGTTTCTCGATCGTGGAAAAAGTCGCACCCCCGCGACAAGTCGGGTCGTTTTGTTTCCCCTCGCAAGGGTAAAAAGTCACGTTCCAAGTCCTCCAAAAAGGAAGGATCGCGCGAGTGGTCCAAGAAAAAGAACCAGGCGCTCCGTCGCCTGATGAAGCGGGAGTTTGGCCACATTCTGAGCAAGGCGGAATACAAGGCTTTGCCCAAGGCGGTGCAGCGCGAACTTCAGCTCCAGGCGTATGAGTCAGCTTACCCCGAAAAAGTGAAGAACTCGCCCGATCGCCTGCTCTCCAACAAGGCGCTCTCGAAGCGCGTCTCCACCCAGGCGAAAAAGGCCAAGAAGGAAGCCCTCAAGGCCGCCAAGAAGGCGCGTAAGTCTGCCAAGTCATCGTCTCGCTCTGCCGCCAAGTCCCGTTCCGGAGGAAAAGGACCCAAGAGCCGAGCGCCAATGTTTCCGGAGGGCAAGTATCCGGGTGAGGCTCAAGCCATTCAGGATTTCATCGCCGCCTACGCGGGCAAGGAATTCAAGTCGGACGCCGCGCGCCTCGCCGCCATGACCAAGGATCTGAAAAAGAGCAAAAAGGTCGTCAAGCGGAGCACCAGCTACGACGCCTGGAAAAAGGAGCCGTGGGAATACGATCTGGGCGGCATTGACACCGAGGGCTCGGACGATTCCTTCATGCGCCAGCTGCGTTCCAAGGGTTTCATGTCTGACATGGACGAGGCAGAACGCAAGAAATACTACTAAGTGCCAAATAAAATGATGATTTATTCTTTCATCGGATATCGCACGCCAATGATGGTGCCACTCGTGGGCTCGCATGAGGTGTCGGCGTGAAGCACAATTTTCACCCGCCAATCGCGTGGTGCCGTTTTCAGCCGAACGGTCCACGTCCGCTGGCCATTTTCCACGCGTTTGGTAAAAGTGTAGAGTCGCGGGGAAAACAAGGCCAGCCCCACGTGATCGGCGACGTTGAGCTGCTCGAAGAGGGTGCGCACTGATTCCGGCGGCGAGCGGTGGTTACGCCACAACTCCAGCGTGTGAAATGTCAAAAAGATGGCCGCCATGGAGACCACAAATGAGAGCACAAGGCTCAGGCCTTGGACAGACCCCTCGAACATTTTCGATTTTTCTGTTTATTCATTTCTGGTGGTTTGTCTTTTCTGGGGGGGCGACCGCGGCGACATGGACGGTGTGGGAGCTGGGCTGCTCAGAAACGAAAATTCCACCCCCTGCATGGGCCGCGCGCCAGACCGACGCGAGCCGGGATCAAGATCAGAAAAGCTCTCTTCCACTGCTTCTTGGGCTTCCGCGGGTTGATCTGCGTATCCCACCTTGCAAAGCGTGTTCAGGAACTCCTTCAGAAACTTGTCGCCCGTGATTTTCTGATACAGATTGTTGGTGGCTCCCCGGCGCTGGTCTTCGGTGCTTTCATCGGCGCGAATCACTCGAATGTATCGGGCGATTTCCCTCATGTCAGACATGAGTTTGTCTTCGGTCACATCGCGGATCTCTGGGTCGGCTTCCTTGGAAAAACCGAAATCCAAAACTTGTCGCCGCCGTGGGGGTTCCTCTTCGCTTCCGACCCGCGCACTTCGCTTACCTTTTTTCTTTTTGGTGGGACGATCCAGTTCGCGCTGGATGGCTGAGTCTTCCACTTCGGATGAGAGTTCGCCGGCCAAAATCAAGGCTTCGTCCCTGACGTCTTCGCCTTGACCCACCAAGGCGTCCAAAGATGCGTCCAAATCGACGAGCAGCTCTATGGTATCGCGTTTTCTGTCTCCGGCATTGTCGGACACCAGAAAATTCACGGCTTGTAAATCTTGAAGCATGTTGATTTTGGTATCCCTTTCACTAAAGAGCCTGATCAGACCGAGATATCCGTCCGGGTATCCTTCTTGCTCGTCGGTGAAATCGGCGGTTTTGAGTTCTGTTTGCACATGCTTCACTGCCAACGCCATGAATTGACGGGCACCCTTCAAATTGGCCAGGATGTCTTTGTGCTGTTTGACAAAGTCCACTTGGTATTTCCAGAGCACCAAGCTGGCAATCATGCGATTCCAGTTGTTCAACTCGGGTGACAACAAAAAGGTTTCAAAGTGACCCAACACATCTTCGCGGATGGTGTCCTTGCGCTTCCATTTTCCCAACACCGTGTTAACCAATTCCGCCCAAGTCACAGCGTTTTTGTTTCCAGGCTCTGACTGACACTGCACCAAGTCATCACTGCACTGCATGTTGAGGTTGCGGGCGATTTTCTGGTTGATGCTTCTCAGGTGACCAACTTCAATGCGGAACAAATTGACGTATTGCTCACGTTCCATCTCTGGAATACCGTCGAACGGTCCACCCTCTTGAGAGAGATCCGCGATGGCGCCGTCGAAATCGGTCAACATCTCGGGCGTGATTGGAATCAACAACATGGGTTCATAGCGATCCATAAACTTTTTGCGCATCGAAGCCACAATGTTCACTTGGTGCCAGTAAGCTTTCAAAATGCCATTCAGCAATTTGGGCTCTTCAGTTTGCCAAAAGTTGTTGCCCCACTCGTGATACTGCTCGATACATCGGCGGCCGGCTTCGCCCAAATACGCCTCCAAATGAGTGAATGCCTCATTCACTTGACCCGCGTCCGGCGGTGCACCCTGGATGTCGTCGGCGTTTCCACGATACAGGCGATCGAGATACTTACGACTGGCTTCGTATTTCTGGCCTCGATCATTGCGCGATCGCAACACTTGCTCAACCGGTCGGCCAAAGCTTTGTTCGTCCACTTCGGTGTCTGCCATCACGTCTGTTTATTAGAATCAGATTTTTTTCTCTGGTCCATTCCAAATGTGGATTTACATTCTTGCCGTCGGTGTGGCCCTCGTGGCCGGATACCTGATTTGGTTGAATCGTCGTCGCGCTGTGGCCGGTTCCAATGGATCACCGAGACAAGGGACCTCGGCCCAGGTGACCGAAAAGGAGCAGGTCGAAACAGACAAGCCCGTGGTGTATGAGCTGACCGACGAGGACATTCCGTCCATCATTGCCAAAGAGCCCAATTTGGTCATCATGGTCTTTGCACCGTGGTGTTCTCATTGCCGGCGCATGGAACCCGAGTTTGTCAAGGCTGCAGGTGCACCAGGTAAATCACCGTGCACCTGGGCCCGGCTGAACGCCGAGCAGTTTCCAGAGGCTGCCAAAAAGTTGGGCGCCGATTCGTTTCCGACCACCTTTCATTTCAAGCAGGGCAAAATGGAAAAAGCGTTGCCGGGCGCCATGACGGCCGAGAAGCTACTCGAGCAAATCTAGCTTTATTGTCGGCAAAATAAATCGAGTTTCCTGATGTTCTCCGTGGTCAGCGTAGTGTTGTGGCTGCGCACGTCGAGTGGCACAATGTCCACCAGCGTGGAGAGCCAGTTACGCATAAATGTCAGGCCTTTGCTGTCGCATCCAAGGATCGTGCGCATAAATTGGGTAAGCATCCGACGCAGTTGCATCACCCGTTCGGATTTGTCTTCGCCTTTTAGTATAGTTAATTCTTCACGCACACTGGCCAGCAGCGTGAGCACCAAAAACATGCCTCGCTCGGCAAAACACACGCGCATCCGAGTGGATCCCGCGAGGCGTTTGTCTGGCTGACGCATGCTGCTTTCAAAGAGTCGCAACCAACTTTTCAGCGCGTTGGCAGCGGGCACCACTGACGTGGCGATCGAGGTGCCCTGCACCTTTGGGTCCTCTACCAGGGCATTCAGTGTTGCTCGCATTTTTTGGTATTCGCCCCGATACGTGGGCACATCAAAGGCGAGCACTTGGTCAAGATTCATTTTCACTACTATCACTACTATTTTAGATGATTTTTATTGGAACAGTCGTTCATGTTCCATCAGGCCTCGGCGAGCCCGAGCAGCGCGCACTTTTTTCCCGCCGCGGTGCATCATGTATCCCAACACTGAAAGCACAGAGGCGGCACCCAAAATGGCAATCAAGATAATTGCCCACGTGGGAAAGCCCCGCGTCTGAGCGGGTTGTTCGACGGTAGTGCTCAACGTGCCATTCGGTTGTTGTTCAACTTGCAAAACAGACTCTTCACCGGCAGCCGACATTTTCTCTGATTCATAAATGAGACTTTTTATTTTCCACACTACTCGGCGGTGGCCTCGACGGTCTTCTTCGTCTTGGGCAGCAACGAAGCGTTGATGTGAGGCAACACGCCGCCGGCGCTGATTTGAACGCCGTTCAACAGGCGGTTCAGCTCTTCGTCACTTCGGATGGCCAAGTTCAGAAACCGGGGCGTGATGCGCGTCTTCTTGTTGTCGGCGGCGGCATTGCCCGCCAGTTCCAGGATCTCGGCCGTCAAATACTCCAACACAGATGCCATGTAAACAGGGGCACCGGCTCCGATGCGCTCGGCGTAGCGATTGTTACGCATCATGCGGTTGATGCGGCCCACAGGAAAGTTCAGTCCAGCGCGCTTGGAGCGTGACACATTCTTTTTCTCAGTCGATGTTCCAGCCATTGTGACAATTCGATGACCTGCACCCGGGTGATTGTGCAAAGTTGTGAACTCAATTCAAATTACTTTTTCAGTGATTTTCATCAGCAGGTGATTGTTTTCACCCGTTTGGAAAAAAGTAATTTTCAATGTATGCGTCATGAAAAATCATGGCGCGCTCCGATGGAGCAACCCGTGAAAAATGGTCAAATCGGAGCAGCAAGAGCAAAAAGTTCGTCGTCGCAAGCAGCGCAACACTACCAATTTCAACGCCTACATCTACAAGGTGCTGAAGAATGTGCACCCGGAGCATGGCATCTCCAAGAAGGCCATGTCTGTCATGAATGGCATTTGTTCTGATTTGTTTGAGCGAATCGGGGCGGAGGCTGCTCGGGTGTCGCGTTACAACAATCGCCGCACTCTGTCGTCCAAGGAGATTCAGACGGCCACGCGCCTGATTTTGCCGGGAGAGTTGTCCAAGCACGCGGTCTCCGCGGGGATCCAGAGTGTGACGCGCTTCAACAGCAACTGATTGCCTCGTCGAATAAAGTTATACATATATTTTATGACTTTTTATTGCACAAATGCGCACTCGGCATCGTTGATCAAGAGTCGAACAAGGGTGATTAGGGCAAAGTCGAGGTTGACTCCATTTTTGGCGCTCACTTCAACAAAGGGTAAGTTGTAGAGCGCGGCTTCACCGACGTCCACGCGGCGATCCCAGAGCAAATCCAGTTTGTTGCCGACAATCAACGCGGGCATTTCAGGATCGGTCACCCGCGACAAGTGATTTTTCAGATTCAGCACGTTGGAAAAGGTTTGCTCGTTGGTAATGTCATACATGTAGACGGCGCCATGAATGTCGTTGGTGAACAAACCATCACACAATTTCAACACCACATCGCCGGCGGTGGTCTTCAAGTGCAAGGTGTAAATGTTACCAGTCTGCTGAGCGCCGCACCGCTTGAGAAATTCGGTTTTACCGACTCCACCTTTTCCCAAAATTACCACACGAAACTCCCGCTGCCCCATGTTCGACATATTGTTTTTCAAATCACGGCTTGTCAGCCCTGTGATCTGCAGTTTAGTTTCTTGCGCGTCTGACTTTGGAGCGTAGCCCAACCATTTCCAAAGGCGGGACATTTGAAACGTAATGTCACATTTTATCAGGCGAACTTAAAACGCATTCATTATTCTGGGGGTATACCGCGCAACCGTTTCGAGCGCCTGGTGGGTTGGAGTCCTCTAACCGACTTCTTTTTCCGTTTCTCTGCAATGTCCACCAAACACAGCGGACAGGTGGTGTGGTTTTTCAGCCATCCTTGCAAACAGTGATCGTGATAAATGTGCCAACAATTCAGGCGCCTCACTTCAGTGTCGGGCTCAAACGCTTCCAGGCAAATGGTGCAATGCGGTTGTTCCACGTCCAAGCGGAAACGCTTTCGCGCCCTTTTCACCGTGTGCTGTTCCACCTCCGCCGGCGTGTATCCCACCTTGGCCACATCTTCGCCGAAATCGTCGGGGTTGTATTCGATGTCGATGAATAGATCTTCGGTGGGATCGACCATCCACCGCGTCAATGCAACCAAAAAGGCGTGTTTGTCCAACATGGATTGAGGCAACTCGTGTTCGGCTTGCACGTGAATATACTCCCCATAGTAGTGGGCTAGATCAATCACGTGTTCGTCCCGGCGGGGATCTCCCGGCATCAGCGGCTCGTCCTCATCCGGCACATGCAAGGGTAACTCCATAATCACGGCCACCAGCATGTTGTAGGTTGAGTCCAGCAGGCGGTTCAAATTGACCACCGCTTCCGGCAACTCTTCCATGACAAATTCAACTCGTGTCTGGATGGGTGCCATCGGAAGTGAGCACGTGTAAAAATGTGGCTTCATCAGTAAAGATGAGTTATCGTTTCTTGATTGATCCTCCACAACACTACACCACCGCCAGTGCACCGCTTTGGCAAAACACCCAGGGTTACACGGATTTAACGCGCTTGACCGCCCAAACGGGAAGTTACCAAGCCTATCCGTGGACCCCATTTCACCCGCGGGATGTCTCGCGTGCGTTTGGATATCCACCGTATGGCCAAAAATAAATTTTCCAATGTGACTCTCAACATGAACTCGCACACGTGTTCCTTACACAAAGCGCCGCCAACATGAACAGTGAAGAAGCCGAAAACGTCCAGGCATTTATCGCCGTTGGAAAAGAAGACCACACTGGCAAATACTTGTTCACCGTGAAAGATCCGTCTATCGCCGATTCCACCCATCAGGTGGGTGTGTATCTGGAGGCTTGTGTGACCATCCTGACGGTGGAAACACCCGAGCGATATTGGGTGTTTTGGTTGGCACCCACGGATGGCAAAGTGAAAGGCCATTCCTTCTCGGGCACACCCGACCCCGCCGCAACATTCCTGGACGGGTTTCGCCAGGACTTGCTGGACGCCGGTTACCCTGGCCACAAACTGCACACTGCGAGTTCACTGGAAGAGGCCGCGCGTGTTTTGGTCGACAAGGTGCGGGTGACCCCGGAAGCAGCCGACAATATTGTCAAGTATTTGGAGAAAAATCAATAAACCGCAAAAAAAAACAGTTAATCACACTCTTCAATGTTGGTCCAACGGGCGGGACAAAAGCAGTGGATAAATTCGTTGCACGCATCACGAGCATCTTCGACGAATAGGTAAATGAAGGACACTAGCTTCTCCACATCCCGATCAAGGGCCGCTCGGCCTGGATATTGGTCGGCGCTTAACTCCGGGCACTTCAAAAAATGATTGAAAAAATCCAGCACATTCACCACAAAGTTCGTCGCGCCTCGTCCCCAAATGGGCAGGGCCTCGTAAATGAAATCCGTGAGTTCTGGCAACACGTCAAACTTGAACATCACTGGCAAAAACTTGGGGTGAAGCTTGCACACGTTGAGCAGCGCCCACGCGGCTTCGCGACGCACCGATACGGCTGGATCATCGCGCATCGTCAACAACAGCGCTTTCAGGCCCACGTGGTCTTTGCCATAATGAATCACGCGACACGCCTGCAACTCGGTGCCGGCACAAATGTTGGAGACGGTCCACATGGCCTCCTTGCGCAACAACTTCGATGGGTTCGTGCGCACCACGGTGAAAAGACGCGTGAGCGCGTTGGCATCCAGCAGCGTGTCAGTGGGCTCACTCCGTGATGCAGCCACCAGATTGCCCATCAGTCGGGCGCACGGCATGGCCATGTCGCCGCTGGTGTCGACCAAGCGCGCCGGCAAAGCGGGAATGATTTCAGTGTCATCCAACATGACTTGAATCAGCGTGTTGGTGGTGGTCGTGGCGGACGATTCAGTGAGCAAGCTGAGAGCGGCCATCAGTTCTCCATTGAGGATGAAATTCTTGGGTAAATGTTTCCAACACTTCTTCACCAGCGCCACTAATTTCTGACACAGCGCCGGCGCGTTCAGACAGGCCAACAAGTGATTCGGCCAGGTGAACATGTTTTTCAACAAGGCCGCCCCCTGTTCCAAGGCAACCACCGCATACGATTGCAAACGCAGGTGATCACAAATGTCATGAAGCACGTCGATCACATCCGGCACTGGCTTGAAGCTCATAATAAAGGGCCGGTCGATGGACGTGTTGGCCGTGATATTACGCATGCCCCACATCAGATACATGGCCACCTGTGGTATCATGGGCGCTCCGTGACTACCGTCATCTGGTCCCTCGGGGTGCAAATAGATGCGCAACATATCCATGTAGCAGGCGAAAATTTCGCGATCGAATCGCCCATCCGGTCGAGCACGCGCTTCGAAATGAACCAGGCTTTTCGAGCACGTGTTAACCTGCTCTTGACCGTCGTTGGCAACGCCATCGTGACGATGGGGATTACAGTCGAGGGTGGTGACCGTAGTCAGAAAAAGGGTGGCCTCAGCGACCACTTCGGCGTTGTCACCCAGTTTTCCCACCGGGTGAGCGGCAGTCACAGTGTAATGCCGGCGGGCAAGGTCAGCAATTTTGGAAATCAGCTCGTAGCGCGTCAATACTTGACCAGCGTGATCACCGCGACCGGTGTCAGGCTTGGTGGTGATCAGGCAGTAGAAAAATTGCAGCGCCTGCACAATGTCACGCGTCGCACGCCGAGATTGCTGACACAGCACAGCGTGATGTTTTTCCAAGTTGCGTTTAATATACGGCAATTCCAACAGCTTGGTTTTTTTCAGTTTTTTTTGTTCGGCTGCCAAGATGCGTTGGCACGTGGAGAGAAAACTTTTTTCACCCTTCATTCGTATTTTTTTCTTTGGCGAATTTGAAAAAACATTTCGTTTAAAACAAAGAAACGCATGCAACCCACCACCAGGTAAAACGCCCTTCACCCGCGTGGTCCCATTGAAACTCACCCTTTTGTAGCGACGGGCGGTGGCGGGACATTTCTCGGCGATGTCGCCAAATCGAGGAAGCCATTCGCCAGCTGCACGACGACAAGAGCACGCTGGCCACGGAAATCGAAAAAAGCTACTATCAAAACGAGCGGCTTGATGAAAATGTCACCAACATTCAGCGCATTCTGGAGCATTGTGTCGGCTCCATCTTGAGTATTGCAGAACGGGACAGTGTGGCCATCTGGAACACACTGCACGCCGAAATGACCAAGGCACTGGTCGATTATAAGAACTACGTTTACACGTGTCCAGGCCGGAAAGACTTTGAGGATTGCGAACAATGCTTGCAGCGTCTGGAAAAGCTGTTGTCACTTTCGATAGCCCGCAACGATGAGGACTCCAAGTTGACGTGTTGTGTGTGCATGGACGCACAAGTCAATTGTGTCGCGGCGTGTGGTCACCTGTTGTGCTCCACGTGCACACAGAGTGTGGACAAGTGTCCAGTGTGTCGGAAAAAGATTGACGCACCCGACATTCGCCCACTCTACTTTTGTTGAATAAAAAGTTTTCTACTTTTTCCGTTTTCACCCAACCACACCCTGAACTCGTGGCGAATGGATACATTACGACAATGAAGTTTCGATATTGCCTGATTGAAGTGCCGGCGGAATTCTCCGGAAACGACGAGACCACCGTGCAAGTGTTTCGCGAGAAATCACCCGGACAATACGACTACGTCATGGACTTTTCCAGATTGGTGCGCATCTGCTTCACCGAGGGGTGGCCGATTGAATCACGCGACTGGTTCGAGTGTCCTGAGGAGCTCGAGTCGTTTGGCAAGGAAAATCACGAATAAAATTTTTTCCAGAAATCCCCCAATTTTTTTCCAAATGCTGAAAATCTCAAAACTCGTCCTGCCAGAAAAAAAAAGTTTGGTCCGAATTTTTTTTTTGGATTGACAAAATTTTTTTGGTCTTGGAAATTTTGAGATTTTCCAAATGTGCATTTTTTGAAAATTTCCAGGAAAGTTTTCAGGAAAAATTTCTCGGATTCCCTGTAGAGCAGATGTCGTCGTGCAGTGGGTATTGTGTGCCGCTATACCTTTTCGGAGGGATTGCAGGCCTGAATATGGCTGCCAATTTGTTATTTGATCGTAAACAGAGTTTTTCCGGTCGACTTTGGACCTTGTTCAAGTCCACGTTGTGGACGTTGCTTTTTGGCCTCATCATTTTCATGTTGTGTCGCTCGTGTCAATACCAGTATGCCTACATTGCGCTGGTGGTGCCAAGTATTATCTTTGGGGTGAACATGTTTATTTTGATGCTTCAGAATCGCTCTCGTCAGGCACTGGAGAAGTAATAAATGAAGAGTTATTATCTGTTTCTCTCTGCCCTTTAGGTCCCAGGGTCGTTAGTTTTCTTTCTTTTTTACATTTACACGTGTATGACGCGCCATAAGCGTATCCACAACGGCAATACATGATTTGTTTGTTGAATGAACGATATTTTTCACGTTTTATTTTCGGTGGGCTCGCCGGCCCCAAGAAATTGGGCCAGAAAGAAAAATGGCGCCACTTTTTCGGTGAACCAATTCTGCGCGGGGGTGCGCGTCGATTTCAGCGGGGTAGACACATCACCCTTGCGCGCGTCCATCTCAAGCCGTGTCCACATGTCGACCACCTGCGTTTCCCATTCTCGGATTTCAGCCAGCCGTGTTTCTAACTCGGCATCCGATAAGCGAGACGCTTGACTGTGCACGTATTTCAGGCACTGTTGGCGCCGGCGTGCCAAGCGCTCAAAAATTTCTTCCTCACTTTCCATATCTGGTGAGATGGAGAGGCTTTAATATGTGACCGATCAACGCTGAAACCAGAGAAAAAGAAAAAGGGCACCAGCACCCAAGAGCAGGGCCCACAAAACCCACTCGGTATTCCCACGATCACGGCGTCGTTTGGATTTCGGCGGTGAGACTTTTCGCGGTTCGACAACCATTTCAGGTTGAGGTGCGCGTTGCACTGGCGGCACCTGTCGAGTCACCGGCAGCACCTTTCGAGTCACCGGTGTGACCACTTCGGCCACTTGCCGCGGTGGATTCATGGGATGAGTGTAGGTCATAGATGGCTGGTGCGGTGGGGGCGATGCTGCGGCAGGCTGAAATGACGGCGAAGGTGGATTTTGGAGGGGTCCTTGTGGCATGGGACCCTGATAAAATGAATCAAGCACTGGTCGCTCAGGTCTCGGCAAAGGTCTATCCACCACCAAAAGTGGGGATGGATTGGTTGAGAAAGAATCGGCACGGCTGCCAGAGGCCCCAGGCCTGGATGCTGCCAAGAGACTCTCATGTTGAATAGAGTGCGCATGATAATCACGGCCTGATACTGTGGCATGTGGTGTCAGTGCATGTGTCGGTCGCGCCGGGAAAGACACTTGTTTTTTCAACGGCGGGCCTGATTGGTGACTTTGACCAAAGGCGACTGTCCTTTGGGGTCTCTCTGTTCGTTGGATCGTCTCGGACATCGTAGGCCTTCCAGGCCCCGGCGGTGGTGGTCGGTGATAGGTGGCACGTCTTCCTAATGGACGAGGCGGTCGTCGCGCCGGCATGTCTTGATCGAGGCCATAGTCAATCACCGCACGCGCGATCGGATTCCCTGACCCACTCATGGCCTCTAATATCGCCGAGGACATGGAAACGTTTCCCCATCGTCGACGCCGTCCATGACGATGTCTCCTTTGATCACCGTGGCGAAACACAGTAATGATTTCAACTTCATCTTCGTCGTCGTCGTCAGGTTCGTGGCGACGTTCACGGATACGTTCGCCTTCGTCCTCGGTGGACAGTCCAAGCTGGATGATGCGTTTCAGAAATTCATCGAGTGTTTCCTCCGAGAACGCCATGCGATTCAGTGGATTTTCAAGCTTGCCGCATTTGTCGTAATACTGATGCAGCGCCCGAATGTCGAAGCAGTGAACTACATTTTTTTCGCGCACTTTAAAGATGAATTCCGCCGGCACTTCACTGAAATCTTCCAGCGTGATTGGATCGCTGGGATTGTTGCACTCTTCACAACCCGTGCCACTTTCCTGGAATGTTGCATCATCAGCAGCATCGGCAGTGACGACACTGGAGACAGTGGTGGAAGTGGTGGACATGTTTTATCGGGCAACCAAGAATTTTTTTTATTCGCCTCAACCGTTTCACCCGTTTCAACCGTTTCACCCATTGACAGGAATCTTGATGACCACGCCGTCGCTATCGGTGAAAATGCGGACGCGATACGGTTTGACCTCCTCGTCTGGATCAGGTCGGGGATCAAACACCGTCAAGATCTCAAACTCGAAGCGGGGATAATTCACCGCGAGTGTGTCGAGGAACTTTGGCGTGATCTTGCGATGCAGCAATTGGGGCCACTGGGCTTTGGGATATTTTCCATCTCGCGTTTTTTCAAAATCGACTTGCATTTCGCCCCTTGTTAGATTTTTTTATTTCACTGATTGATCCATTCGATCCACTCAAAGGTTTCAGTCAAGTCATATTCGTTGGCCACGCGCATCATTTCCGCGTGCTCGGAGACATCGTCCAAGGCAATGTCCTTGCTAAGCAGGGGTTCGACGCGGTGAAAGCGATTGCCCAAAATTTGATGCACACTTTGCGAGATGGCCTCTTGGTTGCCGTCCATGATCATGTCCAAAATGCAGGTCACCCACTTGAGCAGACCGAGCGACGCGTCATCGCACACGTGGAGTTCGCGGGGCATCTCGCCGGTGCCCAAGGACAAAATGTAGATTTCCTCGGGCGCTGCCCCCAAGGCCAGCAAGTGGGTGAGCATGGCCAGCGAGGGGTTGTTGTGCACTACACCACCGTCCACACAATTGCCGTCCAAGGGAAAATACGTGGGTGCAGCCGTGCTCTTCATCACCGCTTCGACCACCTTGACGCCGCGGTCGTCGGTGTCAATCAGATTGTGGTAAAACACGGGATGCCATCGTTCGCATCGCCGTTGCAAACTGGCCGAAGCACCGGCGGCGCCAATGTGCTCGAATTGGGCGGCCAATTTCTTTTGCTCACTTTCCTGTTTTTCCTCCTCGCTCACGGCGTCACCCGGCGGGTAAGACTCTTTCTTGCCGGCACCGTGCACGGGTGGCAGATGATTGCTGTTCACGGCAAAGGCTGGAATGAAGAGGGCGCGGGGCACTTGGTCGAGTGTCGCGTCTTTCAGGTGCGTCTCGAGCAGGCGCCGCAAATTGCGATTGGGGTATTTGGATTTCACCAGTCCACCCAAACTGGAGATTTTGTAAGTGGCGCGCCGCTCAAACACTTTGCGCATGTTCTCGTAAGTGATGATCTCGTCGGCCTCATTTTCCAGCCCACTGGCCAACGCGGAAGCCAAAATGGCCCCGGCGCTGGTGCCGGCAAACACGGTGACCTCTTTGAGAAAATCAGGATACTGGCCCAAAATACGTTTGAGCAAGGTCCACTGCAAAAGCAAGCGAGCACCTCCTCCGTCCAACGACAAAATCAAGTAACGCATCTTGTTTCAAAATAAGAAAATATTCTCGTTTTTAAGAAAAAAAACATGTCACAGAGTCGGGAGTCACATCGGCACCTGCGCGATCCTAAAGTGTGGGGACCCACATTCTGGAAAACCTATGACATCATCGTGCAAACGTATCCACGTGAACCCAACAAGAAGCAGCGCAAAGCGGCGCTTGATTTTTTCCACAGCCAGAAATACTTGATTCCCTGCACTCGGTGCTCAAAGAACTATCGTCGCATTTTGCGCAAGTATCCACCACGCGTGGAAAGTCGCCCGGCGCTCGAAGAATGGTTTACACTTTTGAAACACAAGGTTGCCAAACACGTGGCCAAGCAATAAATTTTTTTTTGAAAAAAAAGGTTGACGTGAGGGGCACCATGGATTTCTTAAACAAAGATGTCGTCGCGTTTCTCTGTTCTTTTCTTAAGAAACCAGACGTGGATAGTTTATCACTCGCTTGCAAAACGCTCTACAACCACACGTTGAAATTCAAACAGGACCACTATGCGTTTCACATAGATGACGTGCTCTCTTCTCCGGAGGGTGGAGTTGAATTCAAGTCGAAGGATCAAGTGATTCAACTGAATCCAGGTGAACGCCTACCTCCATTTAAGCGGATTGTTTTTGGAACGACTTTTTATCAACCCATTTCTGATATCGATTGGGCACGTGTTGCGCCGACTGTCACCCGACTGACTTTTGGTAGTTACTTCAATCAGTCCGTTGATTGTGTCCAATGGCCTCCGCGTTTGACACATTTGACATTTGGAGACGGCTTTAACCAACCGATTTGTGCGATCAATTGGGATGAAGTTACTCCAAACTTGAGGAATTTGACTTTTGGCTTTGACTTCACCCAATCTTTAAGTGGCATACGCTGGCCGCCGTCTTTGACCACCTTGAACCTCGGATATGCTTTCAATCATCCTGTGGAAGCATTATTTTTGACGAATGGGTTGAAAAACTTGAAGTATTTAACATTTGGAGCGGACTTTAACCTCCCGATTCATGGTATTGACTGGTCAGAAACCACACCATCCTTGACGCATTTGACGTTTGGAAACTTTTTCAATCATCCAATTGATGGCGTCGTCTGGCCAAAAAGCTTGACTCATCTTAATTTCGGAGCCATGTTTGATCAGCCCTTGGATAAAGTTAAGTGGCCGTTACTAACACCTAACCTCTCCTCTTTGAAGCTTGGGAGATCATTCAATCGGCCGATTCAAAATGTCTCTTGGCCCCCAAGCTTGAAGCTTCTCAAGTTTGGAATCGAATTTGATCAGCCTATTGAAAGTATAGATTGGTCAAAGGTGTTACCCAATCTTGAATCGTTAGAGTTTGGGTTATGTTTTAGATATCCATTTAGCAAAATTGTTTGGCCATCAAGTTTGAGGCGTCTCCAAATTTGTTCATGTGATTGCAACGAATCCTTTGTTCACACTCAGCTAAAACATTTAACTCTATGGATAGAGAGTTCAATCTACCCAAGTATTCAATTGCCAAAAACCTTGACCCATTTGTATGTGACCGGCAATTTCAATCAACCGTTCGAAACATTTT